TGAAACGCCCACTGCGCAAAGAGCCCATTTACGATCTGCTGGGTGGCAAAGACACTGATCCCGAATGGGATTGGGGCCGACACCATACCCTGGCAACCGTAGATACTGAACCGGTCGCCCGTCTGAGTAACCGGAGGAATGTCAATCGGCGGGATCGTGATGACGATTGGGTAAAATCCCGGGAAACATAAGTATCCCGGGGGGCAGTCCAGCAAGAAGCTGTAGGATTGTTGGGCGAAAAATCCTACGCTCGGAGAAAGATCCGCTGTGATGCCGCCAAATTCATGGCAGTCGATCACGGCCCCGCAGGAATAACATGGCGCACTCATGGTGAAGGGGGGCAGACCGGAACACATTTAAGCGGCGCAAACTTGGGTTGCGGCGCCGTGACAACAAGGAGCCGAATATCCCGCACGCGGCAATGACCGGTAACGATCATCTTAATTTGAAACTGGTAGCCTTCGACTAATGGCCGATTGGTGGACGGATCACACACGTTGACCGGGGGTCGGCCAAACCCCATCCGCGGCCGAAACTGCGGTTGCTGGTTGTTGCCAATGACGGCGCATTCAGACCATTCAGACCAGGGGATCCAGCAGGGATACTGGTCGGGCCTCCAAAACACTTGGAAGAAAACTTGGCCTACCAGCAGATCAACGGCGCATTCCCCGTCCATCAGGCGCAAGTACGGCGCCGTGCGCGGGTCTTGGCCTTTGAAAAACACTGGCGTTTCGAACTCAAGGGCGATCGGCAAGCTGCCGTTGTCGTAAATCTGATCCGGCGTGACAACCACATTTTCGCTCAGCACGTCTGGCGGCGTGGGCAAGATCTCGCGCAGTGTGATCCGATTAGTGGGCTGCCGGAATTCGAGATTGAAAGCAAAGGCCCGCTGGACTTTGTTGAAGTAGCCTACTACCAGTTGCAGGGTGTTTAACCCCTTCCATGCCCCGTCATACACGCTGGGGGCCTTCCCGCCCAGGGTGCTAATCGGGTCGAAATTCAACGCCACCAGTCCCGAATGGAAAACCCCCTGCGGATCAGAGCTGGGCGAGGCTGTCAGCAGAAACCGATTTTCGAAAACGACCGCGCTGCCGAATGGAAGCAGCTCGAGTTGATCCAGGGGTAGGATCCGGTTCATCTCCCGGCTCTGTGGCACGTTGCCCCAGGTATCAAACTCGCGCCGGCCCAGAATCAGCGAGCGGATCCCGTCAATGGATCGCATGAGCGTATCTCCATTGGCCGGGATGGTGGAATTCTGGCCCTGGCCGCCGTTGGAAAGCAGGCTCTCGGTGAGGATCGGGTTCTGCATGGATTGCCACGTCAGCCGGTCCACAGTGGCGTTGACCGAGAAAACGATCGAACTCGTCACTACGGCGAGTTGGCCTTGGCCCAGGGAGGCGTCGAGGGTCGCGGTTGGCACAATGGCCTGGATATGATCCACTGTCCCGGGGACTCGGAAATTTCCGCCACCGGCAAGGTACGTGTTCTCGGAGATCTTGAGTATGGCATCCTCGAAATTCTCAGCCAGGGTCCCGCTAGGCCCGCCAACGATGTCACCCGCCAGGAATTGGATCCCGTCCGTAAGGCTTAGCCAGATGCGGCCGCGCCAGTAGGCGCCCATTCGGCCGGGAGGTAATTCGCTGATCGCGGTGCTCCAAGTCACGGTCCCGGGCGCAACAACTGTCCCCCCGACCGGCAAGCCGTTGATGTTGATCACCGTTATAACGGGATCCGCCCCTACGTTTGTCACTTGGAACTGGCCCACGCCCCACACATTAATGATCTGGCCAACGGTGAGGCCCGTGACGGCTGAGAACGTGATATTGACTGTGGTGGTTCCGTCAATGACCGGAATAACGAAGTTGTTGGGTGGGACAAAGGTCGCGTTGAACGCTACCCGATTCTGCACCAAGGAGCGGCGTGCCACCTTGGAGGACAGATCCAGAAAAATAGGGGTGCTCGCCCCGTCATTGAGGATTACCCACTTCTCAGCCTGGAACAGCCACGCCTGGGGATTGGTGGGTGGGTTTGGGTTGCCTGGAACGGAAACGTCTGTGCACGTTGCCACGTTCCCCACGATTTCAACGTAATAGAGCCGACCGGCGATCTGGCATACCAAGCCCTCGGGAGCGTTGGACGGCTGAGCCCAACATGCGCCCTGCCACAGGCCTTGCTCGAACGCGCTTTGCTGGCCGGGTGTGGCGAAGGTGATCCCGCGGTCATGGAAGGGCGGCCGATGGGTTATGAACGTGCCTCGGACAGTGCCATTTAGAGCAAAGGCAAGTTGGCTTTTGGGTAGGAGCTCGGGCGCAATCCCCGAATTCATTCCTTGCTGGAATGTGGTAGTAGCGTCGAGCTGTTCAACCCCAGGCTCGTAATTTGAGGTCTTGGCCATTAGATCAGCAGCTCTCCATAAAAGCGTGGTTGGTCTGATTTCACGGCAACCAAGTGGGCTGACACGTAAGGCAGATCATCCCACATGCGAACATCGCGCAATTTGATTTGCTGGAAGCGGCACACAGCATCCGGCACAAATTTCCTAAAGGCGCCCTCCGTGTAATACCGGAAGCTGCGCCGGTTCCAAAAGCTGATGTGCCCTGGATCACAGAACGCGCCTTCACCGTTTGAACTGGGAACTAAAATATCGAACATGCCGCCGTGCGCCAGGACTCGGTATGCCTCGTTCATCGTGTGGACGTGGCTACGCAGGTGCTCGATGGCGTCATGTGCCCGGATCAGACCCACGCTGTTATCCTCAAAGGGCCAGCGTTCATCTAGGTTAGCGGTTACTTCGGCGTTGGCTCGGTCCACCGACACATAGCCGGGAGTCGGGTTGACCCCGCCGCAAATGTCGATGCACTTCAAACCGCTGTCTTTGGCCCATCGCAGCATCATCGGCTCAATGTACTTGTCGTGGCAGGCCCACATGGTCGTCTCGATGTCAGCCTGATTCTTAAGCCAAGTGTTATCGCCGTTGACGCGATAAAAATAGAGCGGTTTGTCAATGTGGTGCATCTTCCCAGCGATGAAGGTGCGGCACATGAGATCGTGATCGTCGGTGATCTTCATCGTGGCATCATGCCCGCCCACGGCCCAATAGGTCTTTGCCCTCCACGCGCGGAAATGATTTGGGGCAAACCAAATTCGGCTAATGCTCTGCGGGTATGGCTCGGCGGAAACAGACTCAATCGAAACGGTCCCATTCTGCACGTAAGGCCGCTGAGTCCATCCGTATATGTTGGGCCAAGTGATTGCGGAATTGGACCGCACGTCATGGTTGACCGTGTTGGAGTACGCGAAGTCTACCGTGGGATCGTCAAAGGCTTTGGCTGTTTCCTCCAGCGCCCCAGGCAATAGAAGATCGTCTGAATCTAGCTCAAATAAAATATCTCCAGTCGCTCTCTTGCAAGCCATCCGTTTTAGATACCCTACGCCTCCGATCCCGGTATCGTCCCGGTAAACTCTCACCCGAGGATCATCAGATTTGAAATCCTTAGCGCCATTGTTTTGAAGAATTACCCATTCCCAATTGGCGTACGCCTGCGCCTTAAGGCTCTTGTAAACCTCTGGCAAAAAATCAGCGCGATGATCCGGTGTAAAGACTGAGATCATTGAAAAGTAGTGGGTGGTACCTACGCAGTGCCGCAATTTTCATTTTCGCCTTGCTGTCCTCGGATTTGGGTTTTCTCAATTTGGCTCTGTGTGCTTCGGAAAGTTTTTTGCCTTTGTTTCCCTCAGATATTGCGGCTCGATGGCTATCAGAAAGTTTTCTTCCAGTCATTAAAAGGCTGCGTTTCTTTCTCCATTCATCTGAGTGATGCCTTGGCTTTCCGGTCATGTTCGCGGATCGTTTGGCCCTTTCTTCTTGAGATTGCTTCCTGGCCATCCCCATATGGGAGACTGAAATTTTAGTTCTTGTCTCTTCGGACGGGGACCACCCAACACTTCCTTCGCCACCCATCGTTAGGTTATAGCCGTTTGGGACCAAAGTTCCTTGGGCTGCAATGTGATATTTTTCTAATTCGTTCAACTCCGCGATCGTGTGAGCTGTGCCCAATATGCAGTGCTCGAAGTGCTCCACCCCGTATTTTCGGATTGCCCTATGCAGCAGCCCTGCACTGCCGCGTCGAGCTTGCGAGCAGTGCAAACTCCATCGCCTAGCAAAAGTGCCTACGGTTTTGCCCACATATCCCTTATCGTTAACGAGGTTTTGGATTAGGTAAATAATCACGAGATCCTTATCACTTTAAGGTACGAATTGGCTTTTGCGAACCAGCGTTGCACCGATTGCACGCCCTTGGCCTGCACTCCGACTGTGGGCGAGCCGGCCGGGGCGATGATTAATCCACGTATTTCAACAGCCTGAGTCCCGGCTGTTCGCTGTGTTGGGAGTGTGCCTGATCCCTGGGCTAACTGCGCGTAAGAGGAGTCTGAGACACCGGCTGTTTGAGGGCCGATGACAAAACCTGAAACAGTTGCCGCCCCGACTGAACACTGGATGCCCATTTGCACACCCTGAACGCCAGCGGTTGGTTGCATCATGCAGAGCGCGTAATACTCGTACGTTGCACCGGCTACCAGATTGAGCGCGGTGAAAATATTGGTGACGGTTTGCACTCCGAGATCGACTTGGTTGCCCTGCACCGAGTAAGTGGTCTGAGAGCCTTGGTTACCTTGAAAGCCCTGATTACCCTGAAACCCTTGGTTACCTTGATTCCCTTGGGTGCCCTGAAACCCTTGGTTGCCCTGGTTACCCTGTGTCCCTTGAAAACCTTGGTTGCCTTGATTGCCTTGCGCCCCCTGGCTGCCCTGGTTCCCTTGGTTGCCCTGGCTGCCCTGGTTCCCTTGGTTGCCTTGTGTGCCCTGTGTGCCCTGAAATCCCTGATTCCCCTGATTCCCCTGGGTGCCCTGAGTGCCTTGGAAGCCCTGTGGGCCTTGGTTGCCCTGGTTGCCCTGATTGCCCTGGTTGCCCTGTGTTCCCTGCACGCCTTGCGTTCCCTGAGGGCCTTGCGTGCCTTGCGTCCCCTGAGTTCCTTGAAAGCCTTGGACGCCTTGAAAGCCTTGGTTGCCGGTCCCTTCCAGGGAAATCCCAGAAAGCATCCCGCTATTTATCTGGAGTGTTTCAATTCCGCTCGCCCGCCTTACTCTGAGTTTTATGGTATGCGCCCCAGCAGCAAGAGAGGTTATCTGATGAATGGCAAAAGTTTCAGATGAGTTTTGTTTGGCGAAATCAATTTGCTCGGGGTCTGTGTCCACACCGTCTATCCCTAAGCAGTACTCTAACTGAGTCGCACTCGTCCCAGTGGTGACCAGAGCTTCGCCCGTGGCGATGCTAAGAATTCCGTCCGTAATGGTGTTGCCCACTGTCACCGTCCACCCAGTTGCATCTACAAACGTGGCGGAAGTAGTTGAAAACGGTGTATTGACACTAACGTGGGCGTAGGGCATTGGGCCAGCCGGATAGTTCGTGCCCTGATTGCCCTGGTTGCCTTGTGGACCTTGAGGCCCACCAAACGCGCCTTGGTTGCCCTGATTCCCCTGTGGCCCTTGTGCCCCGCCGCCGCCCCCGCCCGTATCTATAGGAAGAAGTGTGTTCCGCAGCAGCGACTCCCGGATCTGGTCTGGTCTGAGTATGGCCATCAGAACAGTTTCGTTGCCACGATTGAGGCCTCGGCGATCTCCAGCGTTCCCGCCGTTGGCAAAACGGCCACCCGCGCAAGGAGGGTGATTATGTCCGTGTTCGACAGCGTTGCCACCACTGCCGGCAGGACCATGATCCCCTCTGTAAAGGTGAGTGTGGTGATGACCTGGGTAAAGAAATTCGCAGTTGCGTTGACGAGATCGGCGGCCGTGAAAGTATTCCTGAGTTTTGCCGTGATCTGGCGCGAGGCCGCAAACGTAGCTCCGTTGTAATCGAATTTTGCCATACCTTGAATCAGATAGGTCCCCGCACGCGGGATGGGGATGCTGATCAGTGTTCCGTTAATTGTAACCTGGGTGCTTACATCGTTGACCGCATTTGCCGTCATTACGTAGGCCGTCGTACCAATCGCTCCAAACCCATAAACGGATGACGGCGAAAATCCCAGCCCCAGAGCAGTCAGAGCCGCGGCTACAGATGCGGCGCCTGTGCCGCCTAAAGCGATCGGCAAAGGCGAAGTGAATAGGCCGCCTGCCGGCGAGACCGTAGCGCCCGCGCTGATTGTGACCACATTTCCAACGTCCCCAGTGTAGTGAAGGAACTTTCCTACAAATTGGGTAAGGCTCGTAATCGAATCCACTTCGAATGTCCCTGGCCCGGGTCCCAGCAGGGCGGCGCCGTTCCCTTGGCCTATGATGACGGTCTGTCCGACTACCATCCAGAGGGTTGACCCGACGAAAATAGGTACGGTGGTATTGTCTGCAGCAGGGGTGACAAAATCCACCGTTGTTGCGGTGAAAGAGTTTAGGCCGTTTACACCGTCAGATCCGGGAACTCCTTCAACTCCGGGTATAGCCACTGAAACTGGCGAACTGCAACAAGGCACGCAGGGAGAAACTGCACTCATGATAAGTTATACTTTCGTTAATTGTTTTGGTTTAAGAGCGTATTCCCAATGCTTTCCACCACACCTATAATTGCGGCGGATAGCTTCCTCTAAAGCGTTCCAACTTTTGGAAACAGACCTCGCGGCAGCCCCAAGGCTTTCAAAAACTTCGTCCGTTTCAATGCAGCGAACCTGCTTCCATCTTTTTTTTGAACCGGCAGATCGGAGATTCTTGAAATGCTGGCGGTGGCCCCAAAGAAGTAGGGACGGTTGTTTTGCTTTGTGCTGGTCTCGAATGTTTTTCTTCCATGCCTCTCCCTTAGCCGTTTTCATCCAAGCCCTTCGCTTCTCTATGATGCTCGGGGACTGTGAATCCCCAGTCTTAATATTCAAGAGGCATCCCAGCGGCCTAAAAAAAGAAGTCCAAAAATGTTCACGTTGTGCAGCTTCTGATGCGTTAGCGATTTCGTAAACCAGCAGGACTGGCAACTCACCTTTTTTGTCGAGCCCCAAAAGCCAATCACTCAACTCTTTGTTCTTCGGATTTCGGTAAGCCGTGACCATGTGTTCAAAAAGGCGTTGGCGTGGAGAGTTTATTGTCCTGCCGATGTACCTCGGGAGTCGAGGATCTCGCGGGTCAGAGAGTGCGTAAATGAATGGCATACCACAGTGTACCGTTTTCTGGTCAATACGTCGATCTTTGAATGGCGGCAATACCCAAAAACCACATAAGGGGGGAGGGGGCTATGTGGCTTTTGCGGGTTGCAACGCTCCCCTCAATAGCCTAATGCGGGGGGAGTGGCTGATTCTGAAATCCTCAAATACTCTGCCCGCTGGCCATCTGACGCGGACGACCTAGCTATAGAGTTGTCAGCCATCGCGCAGGGGGGAAAGTGGGTTGGCAGTGAAGGTCAGGAGTGCGGTTTAGGCCTTTTCGAGCATTTCATGGAAGCGCGCCGGCTGGCTTGGCCAGACCGCTATCGGCACGCGTGGACAGACCTGATGTACACCCATTTCCTTGAAAACATCGTCACGATCCTCATGGGCGCCGGTTCGTGCGTAGCGGGGCACACGCGACTCTTAAACCCGGTCACTGGACAGCAAACCCCCATCGAGGAACTCTGCCGCAAGGGTATTCGCCCGATGGTGATGACGCTCGAAGGGCCGAAACTGGCGGAAATCCCTTTCGTGAAGGGATTCACCGGCTTGTTAGAAATCCGCCTTGCGGACGGGAGGGTGTTTACAGCTTCCCCGAAACACCGCGTTTTAACCGAGTCGGGATTTTTGACCGTGGATACTTTGCGCGTCGGGCGGCGACTTCTTGCATACGGTGAATCCCGCCAAGACTCCAGTTCGGGCAGCGGCCCTTTAACTCCGCTTGCAGATGTCTGCCATTGGTGGAGAACAACTCCAGATTTTCAATCCGATTGTCGGCCGGGTTTTCGTTTTTGTGGTGAACGACCTCACCCTTTCGAAGAAATCGACCAAGTGCCTTTTCCATCACCAATCGGTGTTCGTACACATCGCCGCCATACTTCGCTTTGCGCGGATGGTCTGGTGCGGAAACCCGAATATAGCCACGCGGGTCTTTCCTTTTTCCGCCCTTCCACGCTGGGTGTTTTGCTCCCGGGCTCCCATGCGGGAACTTCCGCCATGCCCCATTCTTCCTCAGGAAGGTTTCGACATGACGCCGATTCGTTCCGACAGCTTTCGCGATTTTCGTCAATGACGCACCATCCCGTGACATACGTAGCACAAGCGTCCGATTTTTCTCGCACTGAGAAGGGGATTGAAAAGCCATATGCCCAGTATGGGGTGCGATCAATACCCATTTCAAGCATAAAATCGGTGGGTGAAGATTTTTATTACGACTTGGAAGTACCTGGGCCGCGTCACTACTTCGCCGAAGGCACGATTCATCACAACACTCAGAAAACAAGCCATGCCTCAGAGTTTGTCCTGATCGACTACTGGGCTCACCCAAATGACACGCTAGTTTTGATCTCCACAACCACGGTGGACAAGCTGGACATGGCGGTTTACGGAGAAATTAAAATGCTCATGGCTAAGGCCCGGGAGCGGTATTCCTGGCTTCCAGGCAACGTGATCGAGAGCAAACGGGCGATCTCCACTGATAACATTCAAGTTGATAGCTCCAGGGACATTCGAAAGGGGATAGTTGGCCGCGCCTGTTACGTGGGCAAGTCCTGGGTGGGCCTGGGCGTGTTCGCCGGCATCAAACAAGCCCGTATCCGTTTCCTCGCCGATGAGCTGCAGTTCATGCAACCTACTTTCCTCGATTGCCTGCCGAACATGTTCCAAAGCGCCGATCTGGATGCTGCCGGGGATCCAGATATTAAGGTCATTGGCTCAGGCAACCCCAAGCACGACCCTTACGACCAGCTTTCCATGGCCGCCGAGCCCGTTGACGGGTGGCCGAGCGTTGACGGCAATCGCAAAACTGCAAGTTGGCCGATCAAGTTCCACCGCGGCCAATGCCTGAACCTTGTCGGCACGGACTCGCCAAACTTCGATGTTCCTGAGGGTGTGCGGCCGCCCTACCCACGGCTGATAAGCCGCAACTCGATCAAGTTGGTAGCCAAACGATGGACTGAGGACTCTCTCCATTACTGGACCCAATGCGTGGGCATAATGAAAATGAACATGCTGGGCAAGCGCGTGCTTACAGTCGCCCAGTGTGAGGCACACGGCGCTTTCGGTCCCGTGGTGTGGCGGGATGACAAACAGACTCGGATCGGCTGGCTGGATCCTGCCTGGGGTGGTGATGCTGCCGATCGGTGTATGTGGGGTTGGCTGGACTTTGGTTTCGACACTGAAGGGCGGGAAATTATCTCCTTTGGTGAGCACAGTGACATTCCGATCTTGGTCGCCACCAAGATTAGCCCAGATGACCAGATAGCCAACTTTGTGTACCGGGACTCTTTGCGCCTGGGGATTGACCCGAACAATATCTTTTACGGCTCTACAGGCCGTGGCACTACAGGTGCCGCGTTCGCCAAAGTGTTTGGCCGTGAGGTTCCGGTTGCCCTGGCTGAAGGAGATAAGCCTACCACTCGCCCCGTGCGGGCGGATTGGCTTATCTATGACGAGAAAACCAAAATCAAGCGGCCAAAACGGGCCGATGAGGAGTACGGACGGTTCAACGCTGAAATGTGGTTTGCGGTTCGAAACGTGGTGGAGTGCGATCAAATGCGGAATTTCCCCAAGGAAGCTGCCCGCGAATTCTCCATGCGCGAGTATCGCCCGACCAGGGCCGGCAAGACTGAGCTGGAGGGCAAGGATGAGACTCGGGAGCGTATGGGGATCTCCCCCGACCTTGCGGACGGCGTTAGCTTCGGAGTGGAAGGCGCCCGCCAGCGTGGTTTTATCGTAGGGCACGCTGGTTACAGGGTCATCGAGGCTGAGGGGGATGAAGGGGACTATTTTGACACTGAGGCACAGGAGTATCAGGAGGCGATTCAAGCAGGACTGCTCTCCCACCAAGAATTATGAAAACCCCGCCACCAGCGTTATGCCATCCCGATAGACCAGCCAGAGCGCGAGGCCTGTGCTGTGCCTGTTACATGAAAATGTGGAGAAAGGGATCGGATGCCTTGCAGACGGCGCAGATTCTCCATGAATACCGTCATGCTCAAAGCCCCGTTCACCCAGAAATGGAAAAGCTAATTTTGTCACAATGAAAGACGTTGAACACAAAGATACTATCGCGGTGGATTTGGATGGAACTTTGGCTCACTGGGATCCCAAGGATGAGTACGACCCGACCAAGATCGGCAAGCCCATCAAGCCCATGGTCGAGAGGGTCAAACGCTGGATCGCCCAGGGGCATAAAGTGATCATTTTCACTGCGCGAGCCGGCGAGAGTGGTTCTTTTCCACACATTCACGCGTGGCTACGCGCCCAGGGCATACCCGATCTGCAGGTGACCAACAAGAAGGGCAAGGAGATCGGGGAGATCTGGGACGATCGCGCAATCGCCGTCGAGCGCAACACGGGCAAGGTTCTGGGTGGCCACACCAGGCATGACCAATCCTGGGAGGACGGAGCGAGAGAGGCGATGAAGTAACCTATGTCATTTCGGCTCCGTAGCTACGACGTTAACCCGCCAGGGGGTTTCTGCTTTCAAGAACCGGGGTTCGCGAGGCAGTGCCTCCCCATGATCGATGATATTGCACGTAACCTTTCCGCGTTCAGAAAAGGCAATGGTCGTCCCCGTTCGAGTATTCAAGAATGCCTCAGGGACGTTGATAGCTACCAGTGCCAGCGCCTGGGCAACAACGGTACATGGTGCATCGAAAGCGGGAAGAACGCGGCGGGACAGCTTAATCCGGTTGCCCTGGCGGCCAACGCGCCGCTCGTAGCTGCACCATGTGCTGGGTGTGGGGCACCAGTACAATGAATCCGATTCTCAAAGAGATCAGAAACGATTTGGCGGGCCTTGGTCTACTGCACGACTGGCTTGGGACTGGGGAACCAGTTCATCCGGTGGTGTCCTATTACCGCGCCAAGATTTGCGAGGATTGCCCCGAAAATGTTCAACCGGGGTGGTGGGACACGCACATCAAATTGCCAATTGCCCAAACGATCAAGGCCGAGCTGGAACTTAAAAGCGGCATGAAAATCTCGGTGCCCAACGAGGCGGCTATGGGCATGTGCAAGGTTTGCGGCTGTTGCAACGCGCTCGCCGTACATGTCCCGGTGGCGCACTTAAAAGATCACACCAGCCAAAAACTTCTTGCGCGATTTCCGGATAACTGCTGGAAGAAGCGGGAGATTTCGGCTAGCATCGCGCCATGAAAGCGATCCCTCTTACCCGTGGTGATTTTGCCATTGTCGATGATGAAGATTTTGAATTGGTGTCCCGTTACAACTGGCAAAGCCACGTCGATCCCAAAAGCGGAAGGCGCTATGCGGTTACGACCGTTCGGAGGAATGGGAAACGAAAAGAATTAAAAATGCACCGCCTGATTTTAGATCATCACGCAGAGCATACTGACCACAAAGACGGCAACGGGCTCAACAATCAGAAAAGTAATATCCGCCCTGCGACACGCGCTCAGAATGGCCAGAACCGCAAGCTGCAAATCCACTCTGCACCGTTTAAGGGCGTTCACCACTTCAAAGCTTTAGGCGGGTGGACCGCCAGTATTAGAGTTAACAAAAAGAAGAAACATCTTGGTTACTTCGATTCACCGGAGCTAGCTGCACGCGCTTACGATGCGGCGGCATTAAAGCATTTTGGTGAATTCGCGAGAACCAACCAACAAATAGGTGCCTTATAAACTTCTCTACTGCCCCGCGAGTCCAACAAACCATACGAGCCGGTGATACCGTCGAATGGGAGCGCGGCGTCAATCGCGTCAAAGTCAATAACGCGGCCAACTGCTCGCCGCCACTGGATCCCGCTATGGCAAAGAAGCTGGGGATCAAGATCAATGTGAATTGGGGTGAGCTTATGATCCTCATGGCGCACGCCCGCCGCCAGTACATGAGCGCCTTTTGGTCCAATCTGCAGTTTTTCAAGGTGACTCTGCCCCTGGCGCCCAGCGAATATCAATCAGAGTGGGGCAGCTTCATCAGCCAGGAGATCAACAAACCGCTGCGCGAGTCGCTGTCCTTCTTTGAGCTGCACCGGTCGAAATGGGCTTCCGTGGTCTGTCACGGCGTAGGCCCGATGGTCTGGCATGGGAAATACAAGTGGGAACCGGATTACGTTGCCATCGAGGACCTGCGGATCCCCACGGACACCACTTTGGACTTCAAAAATCTCAACTGGTATGGGGTGCGCCACATTTACACCCCGCACGAGCTGATCGAGAAGGCGTTCAGCCCTTCGCCGCTCAACAAATGGCACAAAAAGCAAGTCGCCGGCATCCTCAAGAATTACAAGGAGATCAACTACGACTACGCCCCCAACCATTACGATTGGGAAACCACGCCAGAAAAACTGGCCGAGCTGGTCAAGCAGGACGGCGGCTATTACGCCTCCGATGCCATGCCCGGGATCCCGCTGTGGCATTTCTACTTTCAGGACAACTCCGACAAAGACAATTCGGGGTGGTTCATGCGGATCGTTCCCGAAAACGGCACCGTGCGCGGCAGCCCGCCTGAGCAATTTCTATGGGATGGGGATACCCCGGTTGCCTCCCGCCTGTCCGAAATGCTGCATTGCCAGTTCGGGGACCTGTGCAACAAAGCGCCCTTCAACTATCACTCGATCCGCTCCCTGGGCTATGCGCTCCTCGAGCCGTGTTTCTACACCAATTTGACCCGCTGCCGGCTGCTCCAGCATATCCACGACAATTTCAATATCTGGCTCAGGACCAATGACCCGATAGACAAGGCGCGGGCCAGCGTTCAGGAGTTCGGCAACATGGGGGTGCTCAAGCCCGGGGTGGACATTGTTCCCCAGAATCAGCGCCACCAGATCGAGGCTGACTTGGTTGAAATGGGCATGGGCCAGCTAAAGCAACTGCAGCAGGAGGCCAGCTCCACCTACACCCAGGACACCGATACCGGCACCAAGCGCGAACAGACAGCTTACGAAACCGGGGTGAAGCTCCAGCAGGTTAATGCCCTCATGGGCGGCCTACTGATGACGGCCTTTATTTACGAGAAACACGCCTACAAAGAGATCAGCCGGCGCTTTTGCCTGGGCGGGTCCGATGACTTTGACGTTCAACAGTTCCAGAAACGTTGCAAAGAAGCCGGGATCCCACGCAAGTGGATCGATTCTGCCATGTGGGATATTGAGCCCGTTACACCCCTGGGAATGGGCAATCCAACAATGGCCATGTCCGCAGCGCAGCAGCTCATGGCGGCCGCCCCGCAATTTGACGCCACCGCGCAGCAGGAGATCAAGCACGAGTACATTATCGCCGTTACCAATGACGCCAGGAAAGCTGCACGGTGGGCGCCACTGGGCAAGGCCCGCGGTATCACCGATTCGACCCGGGACGCGCAGGCTATCTTTGGCACCCTCATGCAGGGAGTTATGGTTGCCCCACGGGAAGAACTCAGCGCCGCCGAACAGATCCAAGCCCTCCTGCCGCTCTTGGCGGGGGTGATCGTGAAGTACGAGCAACGGGATAACATGGCCAAGCCGGATGAAGCGATCGGAATGCAGGAGGTCGAGCAGTACATCAAGGCTCTGATCCAGCAGTTGTCCCAGGACCCGACCCAGAAGCAGGCCGTTAAACAGTTCGGCCAACAATTGGGCCAGCTCGATAACCAGATCAAGGGATTGGTCCAGCGCGGCCAGGAAGCCGCCCAGAAACAGAATGGCAACGGGCAAATGGACCCCGCGACTCACGCCAAGGTTGGAGCAACGATGGCTCTCGCTCAGGCAAAGATTCATAGCAAAGCCATGATGGATAAGATGAAGTTGCAGCAAAATTCCGAGCGATTCGTTAGGGAACAGCGGCGTGCTGATGCGAGCGCGTTCGCCGAAATCCAAAGGAATAACGCCGTGGCGAAATCAAAATCTCGTCTAAAAAGCACTTCCGAATGACGTTGTTTCTGGTAACCTGTTGCCAATGAAAATGATCCCCCTTACCCGCGGCATGGTTGCAATCGTTGACGATGAAGACTACGAGCGAATCTCTCACTTCAAGTGGCACGCCTTGAAAGGCTCCACTGGAAACTTTTATGCAGCCCGCGGCAAAAAATCCCTAATGATGCATCGCGAGATCCTCCAGGATTTTCAATCCGAACATGTCGATCATAAGAATCATCAGACCTTGGACAATCGGAAGGCCAATTTGAGGCCCTGTTCTAGATCTCAAAATGTCGCTAACTCCAAACTCAGGCGAACTAGCACATCTGGCTTTAAGGGTGTCTCGTGGCACAAGCAGTATAAGAAGTGGGCGGCCTGTACTGGTGTCAATCGAGGTCCAAAGAAGCTAATCGGAGTTTTCGACGACCGGCTGGAAGCCGCGCGCGCCTACGACAACGCGGCGATCAAACGCTTTGGCGAATTTGCCCTCACCAACAAGGCCCTTGGACTCCTCTCATGAACATAAACATAAAAGTGATACCCGAGGCCCAACAAAGAGAGCAGGTCAACGGGTGCGACTGGTTTTGGGACGCAAACGGCGATCTGCAGGTGCGGGTATCCCCTCAGAGCGATTGGCGTTATGAGATCCTCCTCGCCATTCACGAAACTTGCGAGGCCATCCTCTGCAAACACAACGGAGTCACCCAGGCATCAGTTGACGCCTTCGATCTCGAGTACGACAAAACCCACACCTTTGACGTGAACGCCGGCGATGACCCGGACGCGCCCTACGTGCGTGAGCACTGCTTTGCCACGGCGATCGAGCGTATCATGGCCGCCGAGCTGGACGTCAACTGGCTCAAATACGATACCGAGCTCGCCCAGAGCTACCCGGGGCCTTCCAAAAAGAAATGAAGCCGCTCGAAGATGTCATTTGCTGCGTGGTGGATTACGGGTGCTTTATCGAGCTCGCCGAAACGATGGGGGGCGCTGTCAAAAAATGCTACTATTACAGCCCTTACGAGGCAGAGTACGCCAACCTTCAAGATTGCTGCATTGGGGATGGGCTAGATCACGTTGAGCGGCTTGATGAGTTCCTCGATCCAAAGGTTCTGAGTGAGATCGATTTGTTTCTGTTTCCAGACGTGGGCGGTGGGGGATTGCAGCGCCACTTGAAGGAAATGGGCAAGGCTATTTGGGGTTCCATGGGCGCGAGCGAGTTAGAGCTTTACCGCACTCGGTTCCTGAAGGTCCTGAAATCTTGTGGCCTCCCAGTTGTTCACTCTGAAACGATCCGTGGGCTTACGGCCCTGGCAGAGTATTTGAAGCACGTTGAAAACAAGTTCATCAAGGTAAACCGCTATCGCGGCAACATGGAAACCGTGAGGCATCGAGACTACGCCCACAGCTTGCCGCTCCTGAGTAAGTTGGCGATTGAGTTTGGCGGCCTCCGCGAACACGTGATCTTTGTGGTTCAGGACGAAATCGAAACTGACGTTGAACTCGGCTACGATGGATGGTACGCAGGCGGGTTCCCATCTCGGTCATTTCAGGGACTCGAGCTGAAAAACGAGCTCTATCTTGGGTTCCTCAAAGACAATGACGATCTGCCGGAAGCGGTAAAGTTCGTGAATGAGAAATTTGCGCCAGTACTCGAGAGTTACGGCTATCGGAATTTCTTTGCCAGCGAGCTTCGGATCAAGGATGACGTGGCTTACTTCATCGATCCAACGCTCCGTATGGCAGGGCAGACACAGGAGCATTTGCTCACCAGTTGCGTAAACCTGCCTGCGGTTATCTGGCATGGAGCTAACGGCGAATTGATAGAGCCTGACTTCGATGGGTCTTTTGCCGCAGAGGCAACCCTACATTACTCGGGGGACTGTGACGATTGGAAGGTAATGCGCGTGCCGGATTCGGTGCGCCCATGGGTTAAACTCTATCAGTACGCCATGGCGGATGACCTTTACCATTTCCCACCTCACGCCGTTGACGAAGTTGGGGTCATCATCGGCATTGGAGATAGTGTCGAGGAAGCCATTGACCACCTGAAAGAGAATCTCGAAGAACTGAAGGAGGAGCCCGTTAAAGCAAACACGGATGGCTTTTCCGAATTACTCGAACAGGCTCAATCAGCAGAAGATCAGGGGATAGATATTTCCGACGAGCCGATCCCAGGGCCGGAAATACTTCTCGAAAACAAAGAGTGACTTTGGTGGGTTTTCATTGTAGAACGGGGTGTGAAACAAATCCCGCTGACCCAAGGCAAGTTTGCTCTCATTGACGATCCCGACTTCGAAAGTGTCTCAGCGCACAAGTGGTGTGCCGTCTTTGATGGCTGGAACTGGTACGCCGCAAGAAAGGTTAAGAAGCGCCAGCAACGCCTACACAACTTCCTGACGCAGCCGCCTGCTGGGGTTCGCATAGACCACAAGGACGGTAACGGACTCAACTGCCAGAGGCGGAATATGCGGATTTCAACACACTCCCAGAACGGCCAAAACCGAAGGTCTAAAAAGCCACACACTTCAAAATTCAAAGGGGTGTCATGGCGCGCTAACCGCAATCGATGGGTTGCTCAGATACGCGCTGACAATCGAGTGGTTTACCTTGGCCTGTTTGACCACGAGGATGATGCAGCTCAAGCGTACGACAGTGCTGCTCAGACCCACTTTGGAGAGTTCGCGCTGACTAATCAGGCGCTCGGTCTTTTGGGACCAGCAGCGCGATAACTCATTGGACGTGGCGCTTTAGGGGCCGGTCCCGGGGCCTGAGATCGCTCTCGGTTAGGCGGCCAAGTTGCCCCTGGCCAGGGTGTTCCGCCTCTACGTTCAGGTTTCCAAGATTGTCCCGCCCATGGTGTTCTATTCATGCCTTCCTGTAGTTCTTTTTCCGAATCTCCTCAAGCACTTTAGCGCGATCGCACGGGGGGTATTTGAGCATCTGTTTGTTTTTCAGCTTCAAAAACTCTATGTAGGCCTCACGCTCTTGCCGCGAGTCCCGATCGGCAAAGAGTGGACCTGTTACGTGATGGATCGTGATATTTTGTCCGTCCCAATGGTGCCACTCCGCAACGTGGTGGGATTGATGTCCCCATGGCGTTGTAACTTTGACCTTCACCCAGGCCTCTTGCTCAGGTAATCGAGCAGGAGGGCAACCCGCTGCTCGGTCTGGGGCGGCATCTCGGCCAGCTTGCGGCTCATGTGAATGAGCTGATTAACGTCCGAAGGCAGCAAAGGCAGGTCAGCTTGTTTCAGCCGGCTCTGGCTGTCGTGGTAGTCAATCGAGAGATGCGCGGCCGCAAGGTCCCCGTGTTTCGAGGCGATCGTTGAGCCTCCGATAAAGCTCGCGGCGTCCTGCACCATGCGTTGCTGACCCTCTTCGCCACGGTAGTCGATCCCTCCACCTGATTTTACGTAGAGGTCGAAGATATGAAAGTTGAGAGTTAATGCCCGCTGCAGGCGATCGTTGAGCCCAGCGTCCACAATATTGAGCATTTGCACGTTGTCCATGAGTGCGTTTATAGAGCCGGGGCGGATCGGAAACAGGAGATCGGGCAAAAGTCTTAACGGCATAGTGGTGTGTTTACAGATTTTTCGGCATCCCAGCCCCGGTATAGACGGCGGAAAATAGTGGTTGGCTTAAATCCCTTCCGGCGTTCCCATTCGGTAACTGTGAGTGTAACTCCGTCCACGGTAAGCCTTCGGTTAGTTTTCCGATTGTTCGCCTGCTGCGATTGTGTAGCCCAAATGCAATTTGCGCGAGTGTAGCTCCCATCGTTGTCGAGTCGTTCAACGGTAAGTCCCCTCTTCCAAGTGGGTGCCATGTCCTCAAGAAAGCCTATATAGTGGTGCCACTTCTTGCAGACCCTAATCCCGCGCCCTCCGTAATCCTTGTACCGTGGATTTTTAGGATTGTAGCAGCGCATTAGCATTCCGCTCCAACTTACATACATTGGGTGCCGATCCCGCTTTGTCGCGTGTCCGTGTTTGAAATTAGGGCGCCTCATGTTAATTCGGCCCTCGCTCGTTCCTCCCACGTCTTACCGTCATCAGACGGCGCGGCGCCGCCTCCACTACTCCTGCGGGTGGTGGTGTTAGGGTTTGGCTCTTTGATCTTGGCCAGTTCCTCTTTGGCGGCCGCCAGCTCGGACTTGAGGCGGGTGATCTGCAGCTTCATGGGGTAGTGCGCGGCTACCATCTGGCGCACATGGGCGAATTTGACGATCCCTTGCTCATGGTTGGCCGGCTCGGTATCAAAAATACCGTACCCCTGCTGGCGAAGCTCCGCGGCTTCTTTGTCGTCGGCGGCATCGTGGTACTCCTCCACCTTCTCGGCCAGCTCCACGCCTAAGCGATCCGCGGTTGATTTCCACTGCTGCCGCGCCTGTAACCTTGCGCCTTGCTCCTGCTTATCCTTCTCGATCGCCTGGGCGTGTTCGGATGCCAACGCACGGCGGAAAGAGGAGTTGATCTCCTTCATCCGATCGAGCTTGGGGATGATAGTGATCGCGTCATCGGCGAACATTTTGCGGATCTCGGCGTTGCGCTTGGTCGGCGAGTCAATCGAGTAGAGATATTGGAGATCAGCTTTGGTCCCGCGGCGCATGTCGCCAGTCTCGGGGTCCGTGACGTCCATCTGGGTTATCAGGTCCTCGGCGCTCAAGGATGCCTCGTCAAAGGGTTCCTGAAATCGTTTGGTAAAGGCCGGATCCACTTCCTTCTTTGCTCGCCGCGCTTCAGCCTGGGCATTGTCCCGCTCCTTCTCGATCTCGGTCAGGCGAGCGGTTAAGGCCTCAGTGTCCTTCCCCCTGAGCTCGAATTCCTTGATCCGCTTCTCGTACTCGGTGGCGAGCTGTGTTTTGGTTGCGGCTTCCGTTTTCCACTTCTCAAGCTCGGCACGCAGATTGTCAGCGGGCCGCTTTGGTTCCGGTTTGGCGGGGGGGGTGGGCGCGGCCGGCGCGGCGGCGCCTTCCTTGGGTTTGCCCTTGGTTGTGTCTGGTTTCTTGTCGAAGGCGGCGAACTTCCCCTCGAGGTCCGCAAATGGGTTATCAGGCGCGGCGCCTTGGGTGCCGGAAGTTCCGATCGCTGGGGGTGCTGCTGACGGTGGCGCCGATGGCGGCGAGGCCGCGGGCACGGCGGGTGCCGGCGCTGGTGTAGGGGGCGGGGC